GTCTTTTAGGTATTACTAAGATGCTAATTACGCACCTTGTGAACCCCACATACCTAGTGGATCTGACCAACCAAATGAATAACGCTCACGAGCTTTGTAACGTACGTTACCTGTATCGAAATCGCCGTCCATAGATGTAGTTAATGGAGTACGAACAAAATGTTTCATACCATTAGGTACATCAGTTGTTAAGAAGTAAGCATCTGTATCAGTTAAGAAATGATTAATGCTATAACCTTCTGGGATCGCACCGTTAGTTTTCAATGCGTTGAGGTCGTTATCAGCAGTAGCTACACGTAGCTCTGTTTCTAATAAACGAGTTGCAACGAATTGTAAGTTTGGTGGGATAACTAATTTACGTGGTTTAGCAGCAATTAATAAACCTCTTTCATCTGTCCATGCTGCGATTTGAATCACTGCATTTTCTAATGAAGTTTCGTTTAAGTCGGCAGCAACTGCCTGTGTATTGCTGTTTGTACCACCAGATACTAATGGATGGTCTGTAGCAAATAATGTTTTACCATCACCGCCTGTAGGACCACCAGAGAAGCCATTGTTAAGAACGTTAGCAGCTTTCACTTGTTTTGTGTTAGCCATTGAACGTGCTAATGCTTTAGTATATCTAGCAGATAAAGTGTCGTAGAGGTTATCTTCAACTGCTTCTTCTGTTAGTGAGAAACCTAAAGCAATGGTTTCGTGGTTGTATCTAGCTGTAAAAGCTTCTTGTGCATTGTCATAGGCGATGGCTGAACCTTCGTCTTTAACAGGTGCAGCACCAAAGCCTGATAGTTTTGTTTCTTCTTCGAAACTACGTTCTGAAGTTTCAGATTCGTAGATCTCTTTGTGCTCTTCACCATAACGCTCGTATTCCATACCGAATAAAGCATTAAGGCCGGGAAGCAACTCTTTTAATAACTGAGCTCTTGAAATTGCCATGTTTTATTCTCCTATTAAATACCTGTTGCGTTGTTATAAGAATGTTGTGTTCCATTGAACTTAACTAAAACGTCAGTCTTAGCGTCGCCCACTTCTGAACCTGGTGCATCTACAAAGTCTACAATTCTAAATGCAGCTGCTGTTGTTACAACAGTCGCGTCTAGTGCAACATTAGAGTTACCTGTTACTGTAGAACCTGTTGATGTAGATTGAACTGCAGCTAGAGGGGCATTAGCTCCTAAACCTGTTTGATCAATCGCACCGTCAGCTTGTACTTGGAATACAACGTCTGGATCGTCCACAACGTAAGCCACAGCGTCTGAAGCTACTGTGCCAGATGGCCAATATTGTGAAAATAGTTTTTGTTTTGTGTTTGGGTCTGTGTAAGACACTCCAACGAATACTCCGACAGTCCCTGCTGGGAATGGTGAAGCTGCTGAACCAATAGTAGTTACAATCTGGATTACACCAGCTGCTACGATTGATACAATAGTTCCGTTGTAGATGTTAGCTCCATACCCAGACGCAATTGGAATTTGACGAGTAGAGCCAGCATAAGGCTGACCACCAATCAAATTTACGGCTTTTAGTCCGTAAGGTGCGGCTGTTGATGCCATAATATCATCTCCTTAAGATTTTATTTTTTACCAAAAGTCGTGGTTGACTTTTTATCAGAGAATAACGGCATTCTTGGATCATTCTGTCTCATGAGGTTGTTATCAACCGCTTTTTCTTGAGCTTCAGCTTTCTCTTTATAATACTCGTTTCTTTGATCAACCATTTCTTGTGGCATTTTACAAAGTAATAGTCCCCCAACTTCAATTGAATCACCATATTGAGAGTTAGGATTCTTCGGTAAGTTTACTTCTGGGTGATCTGAATGTTTCACAGGTTCCCAGCCTTCACGCATACGTGAGGATGCATTTAGATTATCGGCTTCATTAGCTAGAGATACTCGGACCCATCTGTACGCATACCCTTTTTCTTGCTTAATTTCAGGTAGCAGTGCTGCTGGCTTCCATGTTTTCTTTTCTCTAACGTCAGTTTCTTCTCTTACTTCTACTTCTCTATTTTTGCGATTATCCATTTGCGTTCTCCGTTTTAATTAATTCGCGTGCATATTGCTCTGGAGTTAGCTTGAATTTCTTTGCTAAAGCTAACTGTGTTTTAGTCAATCTAATCTTTTTAGGACCAGTCGACCTAGTTGCTGGAGCAACAACAGTTGAAGGTTTGCGTTGGGCAGGTTTACCCTCTTCCAACGAATCAGTATCCCCAAAATACTCAGGGAATCGTTTATGCATCGTTTCATCTATACGACGGTAGTATTGGTCAGATGATGGATCAACTCCACTACTGACTAATTTCTCATGCAGCCCTAAAGCTAAAGATGTCATTTCTTGGTCTTTACCAAACCATGTGTTTTGCGTTTGCCAAGCAACCGCTCTATCGTCTGGTTTATTTACTCTAGGCTGTAATAATTTTGCTTGCTCTGAATTTACACTATTTTGCTGCTGTTGTAAAGCTTCTTGAGTATATTGAGGCTTCATTCCTTGAGCTTGAGCTAACTTATATTGAGCTTCAGTCATTCTAGTCTGTGCTTCTACAAGTTTATCTGTATCGCCATTAGTATGAGCTTCTCTATAATCTCTTTGAGCAACTGCTACTTCTGTTTCATATTTTTCTTTTAAGGTTTTAAGATAGTCTTCTTCACCAGTAGAAAGAGTCTGTTTGAGTTTATTATTCTCATCAATGATTTGTTGAGCGTAGCGTACAGCTTCTTCTCTTTCTCTTTCTTGAGCTTCTTTAGCACGTCTTTCATCATGCCAAGCTTTCTTCAGTTGAGCCATTCTTTCTTTGACTCTAGCTGAATACTCCTCAAGATTATCATTTTCTAATTCTTCTTTTACTTGTTCTGGTAGAGGATCACGATTTCTATCCTGTTTAGGAGTGTCATCTTCCTCTTCTATTTCAAACTCAGGTTCGGCTTTCGCCTCTTTCTTTGGTTCTTCTTTTGGTTCTTCAACTACTTCCTTTTCTAGCTCTACTTCCTGACCTTCAGCCGCAGCTTCTTTGTCATCTAGCTCTCCAGGAATTTCGTTTATGATTTCCGTTTTTGCCATCTTGCTTCTCCTTATGCACGTTCGTAGCCACGTGGGTCATCCACTACAGCTTCTACTGTGTCGTCATTAATAATGCGAAACTCTTTACCGTGAATCTTGATACGAGTTCCAGAATATGCTCTAGCGATAATGAAGTCTCCTTCTTTACACCAGGGACCTGTGGGAAATCTGTCTTTGTCTGTGTAAGCCATATCACCCATTTTTACAACAAATAAAACTACAGTTGAATGTTCTTCAATGTTTTTTGTTTTATCTGCCTTGATTAAACCACTCTCATACTTTTCTTCAACGGTTGGTACTACACATAAAATTCTATAACCTTTGACTTCTGGTAATTGAGTTGCTTTTTCTGTTCCTTTTACTGCTTTGCCATTTAAATCGATAACTTTATTATCAGGAGTTATAATCTCACTCATCATTAACCTCCATGTTTCTAAGCATGTCAGCTATAATACCTTGTGATATTTGAAGACCTCGAACAATACCGCATGCATTCATATAATGAGCGTATTCTTCAGCTCTCCCCATTGATAAATCTTCTTTAATACGAGTTTCTTCCTCACCGAGTTTTTCAGCGAGAATTTTTAAAGCCTCATCCATACCTCTGTTCCTTTCTATTTAGTTTGCGGATTATTCCGTTGTTGCTGAACAGCTTGAGTTCCTAGCTTAGTACCTTCCATAAACTCTTTACTGTTTAGTTCTTTTTCCTGCCTTACTGCATCGGCACCTATTTTTGCTCCTGCAATACGTTCTTGAGATTCCATACGCATTTTCTCAAGTTCCAACTTAGCTTTATCAAGTTCTGTATCATCTGCCATTTTCTTACCTTTAGCAGCTGCTTCCATTTCCTTGATGCGTAATTCTTGTTTTTGCATTTGAAGTATTGGGTCTTCTTCTTGTTGTTGAATCTGTTGCTGTTTAGCTTCTGCAGTATCTTTTTGTAATAACTGTTCAGCTGCTTTCGCAACAACCCTAGATAAATCAACTTCAACGTCTTCTGGTAATACTTCTTCTGGTGGAGGTAATTCTGCCCCCATCTGTTGTTCGAGCATTGCTCTATATTGAAATGCTATATGTTCTGCAATGTGTGCTTCCATAGCTGCTTGGATTGCTCCTGCTTTTGAGCTTTGCCCTACTAACTGTCTAACTTTAGGGTCATTAGCAAATGCCATATGAGCTGTTATATGAGCTTCATGGTCTTGGTATATAAATGCCTTGACAGGCTTACCATTAATAATAGCCATATTC